AACAAGGGATTAGTTGTAGATAAATTAATTCTTTTAAATTATGTCACTAATTTTAGAAAAAAATTCAACGATGTAGGTAAAGAAAATGTTAATGGATCTGAAGAAAATAAAGAGAAAAAAAATGATAATAAAAGTACCAATATCATAAAGTTACAATTATATAATTATTTTAAAAATATAAGTAATAAATGGATTGGAAATGATGGTTCATTTAGTATATGTGGAGATTCTGCAGATAAAAATTTATTTGAGTATTTTAAATTTATAGATAGGGGTTGGAGATTCATTGGTGATGAAGCAACTTTTAATTTAAAAAGTTTTCTTACTTTAGGGAGTAATTTAAATACTAGTGTTTACTTCTTCATATCAAAACTATTAAGGGATAGTAACTTTTTATTTCAGATATTACCGACATATATAAATTTTAAAAGTGCGAAAGAAGTTGCAAAGATATTTCAACCACAGACAGTATTAGAAACAAATGAGTCATCGGGTCCAATATTTTGTTGTATACATGTTGGTGGAGCATCTCAGTCTTTAGATATAGGTGAAAGAAGTAATTACTACTTCAAAGATGACGGATTTTCATTGACTACGGGAAATTTACCTACAGATTTAGTCGATCCAAATTCCACTTCCGATGTGGTAGATCAAAATGGTGATATTAAACTAGATGAATCGTCTTTAGTTGCATTTAGAGTATCCTTTGGTGCACAAAACCAAACAGTTTTTAAGAATGTATCATTAAGTCAACAAGAACATAGAGAAACTGGTGAATATTTTAAAGCATTATCAGATTTAGTAGATAAAAGAGGTGGCACACAAAAAACATATGTAGGTACTGATTTATTAAGACTATTTAAAACAAGGTCTTATACATGTAAAATTGAAGCGATGGGGTGTATGAACATACAACCCTTAATGTATTTCGACTTACAAAATGTACCATTTTTCAATGGTGCATATTTAATAACTAGTGTTAGTCACAATATAACACCTAACCAGATGTCTACAAGCTTTGAGGGAGTTAGACAATCTAGATATATTACATCACCCGCAAAACAAATAACTGCAGATTTAGACGTTGATTTAAATGAAAGTAGTGAAACACCTAAAATAGAATTTACTAATTTAAATAATAAAAATAGTTTATTAAGTATTGGTGTTTTAAACCCTAAAGACGCATTTGATTTTGAAAATAACCTAAGTAATAATGCAACATCGATTGATAAATTTAAACGAATTGGGGTTACTCAATTTACTGATGAAGTTTTAGGTAAACTACTAAATGATACGAGAATACTATTGCAAGGATCAAACATAAAAACAAATTCACAAGTAACTATGTTTTTATCCTCAATACTATCCAATTCAGATAATTTGTTGAAAAAAGAAATGGAATGGGATGTATCAAATAAAGAAACATATATAAATAAATTCCCTACTACTGATTTATTAAACAAAGGTAAAAATAAATATTATGGTAACACAAGTACTCCAGATAGTAAAGGGTATCTTTTATCCCTACCTATTTTTACGGGAGGAAGTATAAATGATATTTCATATAATATTCCTGGTAATGACATTTTAAAAGAATTCGCCATAAACGATGAAATAGAAAATAGAAAAAATGAAATTAACGAAAGACTACCTAAATTAGATGTTAATGTAACCACAGAAAAAACTGAGAAAGAAAAATTAGAAAAAGAATTATCGGAACTATTAAATACTGAAAGTAGTTTAATTAAAACCCTTACGTATTATAATATATTTGAAGGTGACGCATATAGATTTAAACCTAGAGGTTATTTATATGTTATTGGTAGAAAACAATATACAGATATTTTAGGTGATGTTGGGCAAACTAACCCTAACGCGGCATCCGACACAGAAGTATCTGCCATGGGAACTAGTATAAAAATGTGGAATTATTTGAAAGATAATAATAAATCTGCGTATGATTTTTCTAGTTTGGATAGTGGTTCTGCGACAGTATATTCTAAATGTATTAGTATATCTCAACAGTATAATGGGAAATCTATTGAAGAATCATTTATTACCTTTGAAAAGGTTTTAACTAACCTAACACAAAAAAGCGGTGAACCATTAATTAATTATTTTAATCCAGGTCCTTAACTTTTTAAAATATTATTACTATATTTGTATTATGTATTTTGGAAATGTAGTATCAGGTTCAGAAATCCACATAGATGGGTTTAAATATTTTAGTGATTATCACTCTATAGATAATGACTTACCGACTATAATTGTTGGTTGGGGATTGGTTAAAGAATTATATGGTGATACCGTATCAATACTACATAAATGTATTGATCAAAAAACGTTTTGGACTTTTAATTTAAAAGAAAGAAAGGTAGATTATGAAGTCGATATAGAGAAGTTCAAAGAATTCACTTATAATATCTTTGGCGACAATGTACCATATGTATATTTAGATATATTATATAGTAAAAAATCAACTACTAAAAAAATAATAAAGAAAATTTTAACATTAAAAGAATCACATATTTTTATGTCTGAAAATAATATGGTTTATATCTTTGGTGAAAATATAATTTTTGGTATTGATTTGAATATTATTGGATATTTTGATGATAAAAAAGAAAAGGTATTAGATAGAATTAAAAAATTAAAAAATAGTGTTTTGATAGATTCTAAGATATTTAATAATTACAGGGATTTTTTATTTAAGATAAAAAATAAAAACAGACTTATCCCCTATATTATTAAAAATGGAGACAACAACTAAAATTATTACATTAGCGTCATTTGTGTATGTTGATAAAGTAGATACCTTTAAAAAATATCTACAGAAAAGATTCAAAATATCAGAAGAAAATATATTTCAGTACTCATATTTTGAGGATAATAAAAAAATAATCACTTATAGGGTATCATTAGTAGATAATACTAAAATTGATATGTCATCTATATATCCCCCAACAATAATAGTTCACAAAAAAGGTGAGTGTTTTTACACCATTAATGCCTTAAATAAACTTATAGAAACATTAAATAATTTAGAAAATGGAAACATAAATTATTTAGAATATAAAATTAACTGGGATGAGTATCAGAATAAAATAATTATCATAAAAAATGAAGAGTTAAAAATTATAGATATAAATAAAGATTTTTCTTAAAAATAAGATATTTATTAATAAAATAAAATGTTATGGAAGATAATAAAAATAAAAAAAATAGTGACAATTTAGAAAATGAATTAGATTATTTTTTATCCAACAAAAAAACTCAAAAAGAAGAATGTGTTGGTGATGAATGTCTAATTAATGACGGAAAAGAAATTGTCGAGAGAGTAAATAAAGTTTACAAAACTAACGATGGTAGACAACTTTTAATATAAAAATTATGAATAATAAAAAATTGATTTCTGAGGATTTAAAAAGATATAAACAACTTTTAGAATATACTTTTTATGTTCCTGAAGATAAGGAAAAAGATGAGAATGGTGATTTATTACTTGATGATTCTTTTTTAACTGAACAAGATCCTGCTGGTGATGATCCATTTATGGATGTGGCGGATGAAGAGACTACAACACCTCCACCCCCACCACCCGCACCTGGAGCCGAATCAAAAACAGAAACACCTGCACCTGAAGGAGATACCAAAACTGATAAAGAACCAGAAGAAGGTGAAGAAGAGGATGTGGAGATTGAAGATGAATTTGCCGATACAGAAGTTGAATCTGGTGAAGATACAGTAGAGGTAGATGTCACAGATATTGTTGATAATACAGAAGCAACAAAAACTTCAGTTGAAGGAGTTAGTACTAAAATGGATGAATTATTATCAAAATTAACAGATCTTGAAAATCAAGTATCTGGTATGGATAAAGTAATTGATAAAATAGAAACTTTAGAAAAGGAAATTGAAAAAAGAAATCCTACCCCAGTAGAAAGATTAGAAATGAGATCTATGCAATCATTCCCATATAGTGTAAAATTAACAGATTTTTGGAAAGACAAAGAAGGTTATGAAGCCACTGAAGAAAACGAAGAGGAATATGTTTTAAGACAAAGTGATGTAGAAAATTTCGATAGGAATGAAATAAAAAGTTCTTTTAATTATAAAGATAAAGAAGAAGACTAAACATAATTTAAAAAATTTAAGAACCTCACTAACAAAGTGGGGTTTTTTTATGTTTATTTTTCTATAGACCATTGACTTTTGGATATAAAATGAGTATATTTGTGTATTATTAATCATTAAAAAAGAAAAAATGAGTAAAACTTTAGATGCAATTTTATCCCAGTATGAAAAAAATACTGAAGATAAAAAAACTACTACTAAGATGTCTAGTGAAGACAGACTGAAGAAGTATTTCAGTGAAAAATTACCGAAAGGTGTTAAGTCACAAACAAAAAGGTTTAGGATATTACCTAACAAAGATGGAAATAGTCCTTTCACCGAGGTATATTATCATGAAAAACAAGTTAATGGTAAATGGGAAAAGATTTATTGTAGTCATTTAAACGATGGCGAACACTGTCCTTTATGTGAAGCAAAAGATGCCCTTTACGAAGATGGTTCTGAAAGAGCTAAAAAATTGGCAAAGGAGTTTATCGCTAGAAAATTCTATGTAGTAAAAGGAATTGATAGAGATAACGAGGAAGATGGGGTTAAGTTTTGGAGATTTAAACATAAATATACTGGTGACGGTATTATGGATAAAATCATACCACTTTTTAAACTTAAAGGTGATATTAGTGACCCTAGAGAAGGTAGAGATTTACTAATGACTACAGGTAGAAATGATAAACAACACAGTGTTGTAAATTCTATTATGGCTGACGATGTTTCTATTTTAACTACTGACAAAGAAAAGGCAAATGTGTGGTTTGGTAATGTAGAAACACATAGAGATGTATATTCTAAAAAACCACAAGAGTACTTAGATATTGTAGCGACAAATAAAACACCTATTTGGGATTCTGAACAAAAGAAATTTGTTGCAGAAGAAGATAAAGAGGAAAAAGAAACTGCCTCTTTGAGTGAAGAGATTAACATGATGAAATCAGAAACATTTAAATCAAAAGATTTGGTGAGTCAAGATGCATCAGATGATGAGGATGATGATGATGATTTCGCACCAACTAGTTTGGATGAGGATGAGGATGAATTACCATTTTAATTATAAACTATGGCTAAGACACCATTAAAGAAAAAAGTATCTGAATTCTCTTCTATAAGAAAGAAATTTTCATCTAGTGATAAGTACAAAGAACAAAAGTACTTTGATCTAGGTGAAGCCTTTCAGAAGTCAACTGGATTACCAGGACCAGCTATGGGTCAGATTAATATGTTATTAGGACATTCTGACACAGGAAAAACTACTGCCTTAATTAAGAGTGCAGTAGATGCACAGAAAAAAGGAATCCTACCTGTTTTTATTATTACAGAACAAAAATTTAGTTTTGAACACGCCAAACAAATGGGGTTAGAAACTGAGTATATTGAAGAAGTAGATGAGAAAACAGGTGAGGTTAGTGCGTATTGGGATGGATTTTTGTTATATAAATTAGGTTTTGATTTTATAGAACAAGCATTTGAATATGTTAATGAAGTATTAAACGCACAAAAGAATGGTGAAATCCCTTATGATATCGTATTTTTATGGGACTCAATAGGAACTATACCTTGTCAAATGAGTTTTGAGGGTAAGGGAGGTAATCAACATACTGCTAGAGTTATTTCTGAAAAATGGGGTATGGGATTGGCTCAGAGAATTACATCATCAAGAAAAGAAAGTTACCCATATACAAATACAATGATATTTGTGAACCAACCTTGGGTAGCAATACCTGATAATCCATTCGGACAACCTACAATTCAACCAAAAGGTGGAAATTCAATTTATTTATCTTGTGCATTGGTATTCTTATTTGGAAACCAAAAAAGTGCTAGTGTATCTAAATTATCCGCAACCAATAAAGGTAGAAAAGTCAACTTCGCAATTAGAACTAAAGTAGGTATTCATAAAAATCATATGAATGGTTTGGGTTACGCTGATAATAAAATATTGGCAACTACACATGGTTTTATCGAAGATGATAAAAAGGCTATAGATGACTACAAAACTGAAAATAAAGATTATTGGGCAGAAGTATTTGAAGGCTTCGGTGATGATGTATCTTTTGACGTAGTAGAAGAAGGATTTATAGATTCACCTGTTGACTACTCAGATGTTTGATTGTTTAACCATTAAATGATGGTTTGTGAAAATCCCAAGTAAAAGAGAAAGTACGTTTCAAAAAACTTTATTAGTGGATGGAGATTCATTGATTAAAACCGCCTATTATGGGGCTAAAGATCTTTACCATAAAGATACCCATATAGGTGGAATTTTTCAATTCCTTACTATGTTAAGAAAAATGATGAATGAATATAAATTTGATAAAGTTTATGTTTTTTGGGACGGTCAATTTAGTGGAAGGTTGAGATATGAAATTTATAAAGATTATAAATTAAATAGGGAAAAAGATTTTTATGTTGATCAACCACCATCTGAACTAGATTTATATCTACAGAAAGAAAGAGTAAAATTTTATTGTGAAGAATTGTTTATAAGACAGTACAGTGATGATATTGTCGAAGCAGATGATTTAATAGGTTATTATGTAAAGAACATCTCAGAAGATGAGAAAGTTGTTATAATGACTAATGATAGAGATATGTGTCAGTTAATAGGTGAGAGGGTTGCAATATACCTAATTAACCTTAAAAAGATAGTGACGAAAGATAACTATTTAGAACACTTCAACCATCATTATAGTAATCTAAAATTAATTAAAATTATATCTGGTGACACTAGTGATAACATAAAAGGGATCACAGGTGTAAGTGAAAAAACCCTATTTAAATTTTTTCCTGAAATTAAAGAAAAAACTTTGACTTTGGAGTATATTTTTAGTAAGATTGAATATATACAAAAGGAAAGAAAAAGTAATTTAAAATCGTTGGACAATATTATAAATAGAGTGACTAAAGGTATTCAAAAAGACAAAATTTTTGAAGTTAATGAAAAATTAATTGATCTGAGTGAACCTTTAATAACTGAAAACACAAAATCTGATATAGATTATTTAATGTCCACAACAATTGATCCTGAAGGTAGAGAAATAAAAAACGTGATAAAGATGATGATGGAAGATGGTTTAATGATGGCGATACCTGGAGGACAAGATGGGTATATAAATTTTTTACAACCATTTTTATCGTTAATTAAAAAAGAAAAAAAATATTATAATAGTTTAAAATGAATACAGTTATGAATACAGTTACGAAAAAGAGTTATCAAAGTTACCCATATGAATTTTTGTTTATGATTAATGGGAATCCAATAGTAGGTAGAAATTTCCCAATCAAAAATTTTAACAGAGATTGTGTTAATTCGATAGAGTTGAGAGATATTATAGACGATGTTGTCGATGTAATTAAATTACACTTCAAAAATAATACATATGAATACCTTTATAAGTATTACAATTATTTTGTGGAGAATAGTGATGATAATACAGAGGTAAAAGATATATATGAAAATGAAGACTTCTTCACCTTCCAAATTAAGTTAGATGGTAAAGTAATAATTGAGAAGATTTTCACTGGAAATGATTTCCCACCTAAAGTAAGATATGATGTGGACATAAGAAAAATAATTCCAAAAATCATCGATACTATCCAAATAGGAATGGGGCAAAAAAATTATACAAAAAATTACTGCGGTTATGAGTTAAGTCATATATTTATTAATAAACAAATCTAAAAAAAGTTATGTCAAAAAATGAAAGTTCTAATTTAGGGTATTTGGGATACAGTTTCCAAGTAAAACTAGTAAAACAATTGGTAGAAGATCAAAAATTTTCGGAGAGTATTATTTCTATAATCGACCCAAATTATTTTGATAATGAGTATATGAGATTGATTGTTGCTAGTGTTAAGAACTATTATGAAAAGTATGAGACCATACCGTCTTATGAAACCATATTTAACCTTATTAAAACAGAAGTAAGAAGAGAAATTACGAGAGAATCTGCAAATGAATTAATAAAAGAGGTTAAAGATTCAGATAATAAAGATTGTTTACACACACAAGACGTTGCCATTAAATTCTGTAAGCAACAGGAACTTAAGAAGGCTACTTTAAAAATTCAAAAAATCTTAGATACGGGAGATTTTGATCGTTACGACGAGTGTGAGGAAATTGTTAAACAAGCTATAACTGTAGGTACAGAAAAAGACGATAGTGTTGATATTTTTCATGCAATTGAAGATGTTTTGTCAGATGATTTTAGGAGTCCTATACCTACTGGGTTAGTGGGGATAGATAACTTAATGGGTGGAGGTTTATCCAAAGGTGAGTTAGGTGTTATTTTAGCAGCATTTGGTGTAGGTAAAACTACATTAATGACTAGAATGGCGAACACCGCTTATAAAATGGGTAAAAATGTCGTTCAAATATTCTTTGAGGATAACCCGAAGGTAATACAAAGAAAACATTTTACTTGTTTTACAGAAGTACCTTTAGGTGAACTTAGTGATAGAAAAGAAGAAGTTGAACAAAAGTTATCTAATTTCCAAAACACACCAGGAAATTTAATTTTAAAGAAAATGCCTAGTGATGGTACAACAATACCACATATTAGACAATATCTTAGAAAATTAATTTCTAACGGTATAAAACCTGATATCATATTCCTTGATTATATTGATTGTGTTCAGCCGACTAAACAATTTAAAGATGAATACAGTGGTGAAGGAAATGTAATGAGACAATTTGAAACTATGATTTCTGAATTAGATGTTGCTGGTTGGACTGCAGTTCAAGGTAATAGGAGTTCAATAGGTGCAGACTTAGTGGAAGCTCATATGATGGGTGGATCTATTAAGAAAGGACAAATTGGGCACTTTATTTTATCCGCAGCTAAAACATTAGAACAGAAAGAAGAGGGACGAGCAACTTTAGCCATACTTAAATCTAGATTTGGTAAAGATGGTGTTGTATTTGAAGACATCTTATTTGATAATGGAACGTTAGTTATTGACACTAGTGATAGTAGAGATGTTACTTTATTAGAACATGATAAATTATCTAAGAAAAAGGATTCTTCATTTATACAGGATACTTTAAATAAAAAAAGAGAAAATTTCAATTAAAGTAGATTTTAAAAAGATATAATGGTTTAAACAATAAGTCATATGGAAATTTACACACCAAAAATTAATAAATAAAAAATTAAAAAAAATTTAAAAATGGAATTAACAAATAGGATTTTATCCGACATTACTGTTTACATGAAATACGCCAAGTATCTACCTGAAAAAAACAGAAGAGAAACATGGGAAGAATTGGTTACTAGAAATAAAGAAATGCACCAAAAAAAATATCCTCATATTAAAGATGATATTGAGGAAGTATATGAATTAGTATACGATAAAAAGATTTTACCTTCGATGAGAAGTTTACAATTTGGAGGTAAGCCTATTGAAATTTCTCCAAATAGAGTTTATAATTGTGCATATTTACCTATTGATCATGTTGATGCGTTTTCTGAAACTATGTTCCTTTTATTAGGTGGAACTGGAGTAGGATATTCAGTACAAAAACATCATGTTGAAAAATTACCTGAAATTAGAAAACCTAATCCTGATAGAAAAAGAAGGTATCTAATCAGTGATTCTATTGAGGGATGGGCAGACGCAATTAAACTTTTGGTAGAATCTTATTTAGGTGTTAAGTCATCTACACCTACGTTTGATTTTTCTGACATTAGACATAAGGGGGCATTATTAGTAACTTCTGGTGGTAAAGCTCCAGGTCCACAACCATTAAAAGATTGTATACATAATATTAAAAAAGTATTAGATTCTAAAAACGATGGTGATAAACTTACTGCGATTGAAGTTCATGATATTGTTTGTCATATTGCAGATGCAGTTTTAGCAGGTGGAATTCGTAGAGCGGCATTAATTAGTTTATTTTCCGCAGATGATAATGAAATGATTTCTTGTAAATCAGGTAACTGGTGGGAATTAAATCCACAAAGAGGTAGAGCTAATAATTCAGCAGTTTTATTAAGACATAAAGTTACTAAAGAATTCTTTTTAGATTTATGGAAAAGAATTGAATTGAGCGGTGCTGGTGAACCAGGAATCTACTTTTCAAATGATAAAGATTGGGGAACAAATCCATGTTGTGAAATAGGTTTGAGACCATATCAGTTCTGTAACCTATGTGAGGTAAATGCGTCAGATATTGAATCACAAGAAGATTTTGAAAAAAGAGTTAAAGGGGCAGCATTTATTGGAACACTTCAGGCAGGATATACTGACTTCCATTATTTAAGAGATGTTTGGAAAAGAACTACAGAAAAAGATGCTTTAATCGGTGTTGGTATGACAGGAATAGGATCAGGTGTAGTTTTAGGTTATGATATGAAAGCTGCCGCTAACGCAGTCAAAGAAGAGAATTCTAGAGTTGCAAAATTAATTGGGATTAATTCAGCAGCTAGAACTACAACAGTTAAACCATCAGGTACTTCATCATTAGTTTTAGGAACTTCTTCTGGTATTCATGCTTGGCATAATGATTATTATGTTAGAAGAATTAGAGTTGGTAAAAATGAGGCAATCTATACATACCTATCGGTAAATCATCCAGAATTAGTTGAGGATGAAATTTTTAGACCACATGATACTGCAGTTATTTCTATCCCACAAAAATCACCAGAAGGATCAATTTTAAGATATGAATCACCTTTTGATTTATTGGATAGGGTTAAAAAGGTATCACAAGAATGGATTAAACCAGGACATAGAGGTGGACAAAATAGTCATAATGTATCTGCAACAATATCTTTAAAAGAGGAAGATTGGGAATTAGCTGGTGAATGGATGTGGACAAATAGGAAATCATATAATGGATTATCTGTTTTACCATACAATGGAGGTACTTACCAACAGGCACCATTTGAAGATTGTACAATAGAAACTTACGATACATTATTGAAATCATTAACTTCTGTCGATTTAACAAAGGTAATTGAGTTACAAGATAATACTAATCTTTCTGGCGAAGTTGCTTGTGCTGGAGGAGCTTGTGAAATTATATAAGATATGAAAGTAAAATGGGGTAATGATATAACGCTAACACATCAAGTACTGTTAGCGTTATATAATATAAGAAAAAATAATTAATTATGAATGTAGGGGCATCAAAAGATTGGATACAACAATTATATGTTAGGGAATTTGGACCTAAATTACAACCTACTGACTTCTATTGGGAAGATGGTAAAATGGTATTGACTGAATCGTACCACTTAAATAGAAAATCATGTTGTGGTAACGGATGTAAACATTGTCCGTTTGAACCAAAATATGAAAAAGGTAATACAAAAATAAGAAAATCACTACAATCGTAGTGATTTTTTTTATACCTTAAATTTATCTGAATAAAGATATTTTATCATTTGTAGATCTTTTTCTGTTAAATAATGATCGTGATCTAATATAGAATTATTCTCTTTACTATAATGATAAAAACCTAACATATGAAACATTTCATGTTTTATTGTTTCACTAAAAGAATTATATTTTTTATTTTGAGTAATGTCTATATGAATATCAACACGTTTAATTGAGTATTTAATAGGTTCAATAAAAGATTGACCAATACTTAACTTAACAAATTCTTTTCTCCATTTAAATTTATTACCAAACTCTGTATCAGTTAAGAAATAAATAACTACATTGGCGGAATCAATATTTTTAACCATACTAATGTTGATAGGTTTTATTAATGGTTTGAAAATATTAATGTTTTCGACTACATCTAATGAATCTTGCTTACTGTAGTTACCATATAAAGATATCTTAATATCCTTATACCATCTATCCCCACCTTCTGTGGCAAGTAAAATTTCTTCTTTAGTAAAAAGATTTTGAGAAAAATCCACAAAAGGATTTAAAAATAATAGGATGATAATTAAATTTTTCATAGTTGTTTTGTATTTATATAAGAACAAATATAATAGTTTTTTTTTAATAAACAAAAATTTTTAAAAGAATATGAAGAATCTTTTTGAAGAGTTGCAAAGAATTAAGTCTTTAATGGTGTATGATAGCACCTCAAATATTAATGAAGTGAGTACTTCCTCAGTTCAAGGGGTTTCATCTAAACCTGCGGAAACTAAAACAAATGATAGTAATAAATCTACAGAAACTAAACCAGAACCTACTACTGAGTTAAAAAAAACAGATAAAAAAGATTGTGTTTATATTACAAACACTGAAAGATATAACACTGAAAGTGATGTAAATACCGAAGTACCTGAAAAATTCTTCCAAAAATTTAAACAAAAAGTAGAAGAACAATTTGGTTTATTTGAAGATGGACAGTTCACTGTTGAGGACATTAATGTATTTGGTGGTGCTAGTAACTACTGGAAAGGTAGTAATAGTAATAAATTTCCTGCGGTAGAACCTAAATATTGTAACGAATATGATGTTAATGTTGGTATAAAATCATTAAAACCTTGGGGTTCGGGTTGTAAGGGTTTTGATAAAACCCCAAAAGCGACATATGATAAAAATGCTACAGGTAAAAAGAAGAATGAAGATTTAGCAAAAAGAAGGGCACAAAAAGTTTTAGATGAACTTACAAATAAAATTGTTGCATACGCTCAACAAAATAATATTAAAGTTGCAGATAATTTTAAACAAGAAGTAAAATCAGTTGAGTCAGGATCAATATATAGTACCGATAAAACTGATACACATTCCAGTGTTATGGCAGCCATTAAAAGTGGTGAATTAAATGCGGGACAATTTGTAATGATTGACGCAATTTTATGTTTTACACCTAATGAACCGTGCCCCAAATGTATGATTAGGGATCCACAAACAAAAAAATGTAAATGTAAAGAAGGTTTAACAGAAAAAGATGGTAAATGTTTTTGCCCTAACGGTAAAGAAGCTGATGAAAATTGTGAATGTAATAGTTGTCCAGATCCTTGTATGACATTTAATAAAGAAACAAAAAAATGCGATTGTCCAGAAGGAATGACATTCAACGAGGAGACAAAAGAATGTGATTGCCCTAAAGATTTTAAAAAGACAGATGATTGTAGATGTGAAAAAATACCACCAAGGGAATGTCCTAATAAATGTATGAAACTAGACGATAACGGTGAGTGTAAATGTCCTGATGGAATGAAATACAATGAGGAGACAAAAGAATGTGATTGCCCTGAAGGTAAGGTAAAACCGATTGAGGGTGCATGTAATTGTGTTACGCCAAAACCACCTTTAAAATGTGGATATGAAGGTAAAAAAGAAGGTGCGAGAGGTACGAAACAAAATAACTTTGTTGCGGCAACACTTGAAAGTACTTTCCCTGCAGGTGCTGGCGATACTTTAACAATATCGTTTGATTCTTTAGTTGTTCCAGACGCATTTTATGTTAAGTATGGTGATCAAGAATATTTCAGTGGATTTAGGGGAGACGTTTATAATTTAGAATATAGACAAGTCGCCTTAAGTATCGAAGAAAGAAAGAAAATGTTACCACTATCATCAAACACAGTAAAAGAAATGATTAAAAAATCTTTGGCTGATGGTGACAATGACTATAGCCAAATGGAGAATGGTGTAAGAAACTTTGTAGGTGAATTAATTATTTACAAAAGAACTGAAGGATTATTACAAAGTATTAATACCGCAATTAAATCTAAAAAGGGTAAATTGAATGTTACTGATATATTTAAAGATGGTGATGCTGAAGCTGAAAAAATTACAGATGATATTATTAACACAGGTAATATAAAAGATAATATTATTAGATATAAACCTATTATGAAATCAGGTGCCACTTTTAAAATAGAAAAAGAAACTGAAAATTTTGATATAATCATATTGGTATTTTCACCATTAGATAGAACGATATTTAACATATCAGTTAAATGTGAGTAATTTTAATTATTATTTTAATATTTATTCTCAAAAATTTTATAGTATTATATTTATATACATATGGCAAAGACTAGGTATATAAATATAGATTTCCCTTTTAGAGATAGTGATAACGGTTTTTATTTTAAAATGAATAAAACTGATAAAGATGCTATTAGATCAGATTTATTGCATTTACTTCTAACAAATAAAGGAGAAAGACTATATCTTCCAGATTTCGGTAGTGATTTAAAAAAATACATTTTTGAACCAAATGATGCAATTACGCATGATCAAATTAGGGATAATTTAAACGACACAATTAAACTGTATATACCAAACTTACTTATAAACGATATATCATTTAGAAATGATGATATAGAAGAATTAATAATTGTGGAATTAACTTATACAGTTACGGAAGGAACTTTCGCAAGTACTGATACTATAACCTTAACATTCTAAATATGGCAAAAAAAATAGATTATAATGCACGTAATTTCACAGATGTGAGATTACAACTTATTGAATTCATACAGAAGTATTATCCTGAGATTTTTTCAGATTTCAACGATGCCTCTGTAGGTATGATGTTATTAGAATTAAACGCTGCAGTAGGTGATATGTTATCATTCCATACTGATAGGATGTTTAATGAGACACAAATAAGTTATGCACAAGAAAGATCATCAGTTTTAGAATTGGCGAGAACTTTTGGTTTAAATATACCAGGTAAACGACCAAGTATTACAATTGTGGATTGGACAGTGACTAATATTCCTGTAAATGGTGATACATTTGACATAAGTTACGCACCTAAAATACTTAAAGGTTCACAGGCAACTGGTGCTGGAAAGGTATTTGAATTAATAGAAGATTGTGATTTCTCATCTCCATTTACGACAGGAGGTATACCTAATAGACTAATAATACCTAATATAGATGGTAGTGGGATAATTCAAAACTACTCTCTAACAAAAAGGGAAATTATGTTAAATGGTTTCACAAAGATATTTAAAAAAACATTAAGTAGAGAAGATTATAGACCATTTTTAGAGATTATATTACCTGAAGATAATGTATTATCGATAGAAAACATAATAACTAAAGAAGGGACTAATTTTATTAATAACCCAACGGAAGCAGATTTCTCTAATTTCAGTTATAATTACTTTGAGGTACCTGCATTGGCACAGGCAGAGATTTATATAGAGGATGAGAATACTGTTTCTGATAGAGAAGGAGTTGTTGTAGGTAAATGGAAAAATGCACCACAAAGATTTATTAAAGAATTTACTGATAATGGTTTTTGTAAAATAACATTTGGGGCGGGTGATGCAGATATTTCAGAATTAAATGAATTCATCGGTTGTAGAGGACAAATAGATAGAATAGGTAGAGTAGTTAATAATTTATCATTAGGTGCGATACCACAAACAAATAACACACTATATGTTAGATATAGAATAGGTGGTGGACAAGATTCGAATATTGGTCCAAATACCATCACTACTTTAGGTACTGTTAGTAGTATCATAAATGGTGATGACAGTAACATTAATAGAATTGTAAAAAATAGTATTAGTGTTAATAACCCAATTCCTGCATTAGGTGGTAAAGAAGAACCATCGGTTGAAGAAATAAGAAATTTAGTTAAGTATAATTTTTCTGCACAAGATAGATGTGTAACCATAAAAGATTACCAAAGTAGAGTTCCACTAATGCCAGGTAAATTTGGTGTTCCATTTAGAACAGGTGTTTGGGAGGAAAGAAATAAAATTAATGTATATATATTGGCATTAGATTCGGCTACTAAATTAACTACTGAGTCAACCTCAACCCTAAAACAAAATATCGCAGAATATTTGGCAGATTATAGAATGATAAATGATTACGTCACAGTTAAAAATGGTAGGGTAATTAATTTAGGTTTTGAGGTAGATATTTTTGCGGATAAGGCAACTCCAAAAGGAGAAGTTATTTCGGGTGTTATCTCATCAGTTACTCAATATTTTGATATTAACAAATGGGATATGGGTGATAATATCTACATATCTCAATTAGTGGAGAATATAAATAATGTGGCAGGAGTTTTAAATGTTACTGATCTTAGAGTATTTAATAAAGTCAATGAAAATGGTAAATATTCTTTAAATGAGATATCTCAACCATATATTGATGATGCAACTAGACAAATAGATCTATTAGGTAGGTATACATTATTTGGCGCACCTAATGCGATGTTTGAGATAAAATTCCCAAATAAAGATATAAAAGTCACTATTTCTACATCATAGTAATTACTTTTTTGAAAAACTAATTAGTTTTATTATAAAAAATATAAGTTATGGAATGTAAAACATGTAAAGAAAAAAGTAAAAAAAGTATGAATCAACAAAAACAAGAAACTATAGATATTAATTTAATTCCTGAATCTATTCAGAATGGGAATTATAATGGAAATTTCTTTTTTAAGTTAATTGCGTTTTTTGTTATTTTAATTGCGTTACCACTAATTATTTTAGTTTTAGTGGGACAAATTTTTATGACATTCTTTTTACCTAAATCATTACCTAAAGTAACTAAAAAACTCAAAGGGTTTTTTATGTCTATATTAAATGGTTATGCTAAGTTTAAATATAATAGAAAAATAAAAAAACGTGAAAATCAATTTAGTGAAAATGTGGATTATGTAGAAGAATTAAAAAATGATTCTGATAAAAATAAAGGTTTTGATGATATAGAGATTTTTGAACAAAAGAATAATAAGATAAAAAAGTGATATTTAAATGTCTAAATCATATAGAATTAGGACAAAACCAGGTAATGAAAATGGATATTTAAAGGTTAATGTTGATCTTAGTCAAAATTATGATCATTTAGAAATATTAAGTTTAAAAATATCTCAAAAAGACGATTACCAAAGTTTTTGTGCTGAATACGGTGTTGTAGCAGGAAGAGTTATAATAAATAACGGATTCGGTGTCCCAAATGTAAGAGTTTCTATATTTGTACCTGTTGATGAAACTGATTTAACAGATCCAGTAAAATCCGCAATTTACCCATATACTGAACCATTTCCTGATCAAAAAAATAGAAATGGTATAAGATATAATGTATTACCAAAAAACCAACAAAAGTTAGATCATACACCTGTTGGTACATTTCCTAAAAAAAGAGAGGTATTAGATAATAATACGACATTAGAAATTTACGAAAAGTATTATAAATATACTACGACTACCAATGAGGCGGGAGATTATATTTTATTTGGGGTACCAGTTGGTGATCATTTCTTACACTATGATATGGATGTAAGTGATATAGGGTTCTTATCTGTTCGACCATTTGAAATGATTGAACAAGGCTATAGTGATGACTTATTTAAAGATAGGTTTAAATTCAAGTCCTCAAATAATTTAGACAGTTTACCACAAATTTTTTCAGAAAACATTCCTGTGAGGGTAGAACCTTATTGGTGTGATAGTCTAAGTGTGGGTAGTGCATTAGGGATTAATAGGTACGATATTTCTATAGATAATTTAGAACTAGTTCCTACTGCAATTTTTATGGGTAGTGTTTTTTCGGATGATGAAAAAGATTCTTTAAATAAGAATTGTAAGCCTACTAGAGAAATGGGTAAAATGAACGAGGTAATTACAGGACCTGGTAATGTAGAGGCAATTAGAAGAACGGTAGATGGTGCAATAGAAAAATATAGTTTTAAGGGTAATGGTGTAGATGAAAATGGTAATTGGTCATTATTAGTACCAATGAATGTTAGAAAAGTAGTAACGGATGAATTTGGTAATTTAGTTCCATCTCCAGATGGTATTAAAGGTGTTGCAACAGAAGGTGATTATAGATTTAGAATATCTATGGATGCAACTTCTAACGATAAAAGGTTAAGACAGAGGGCAAAATTTTTAGTCCCTAATACAAACAATAACTTTAATTTTGGTGAATACGGTTCTGATGATTTAAAAAATAGTCAGGATTTTACTATTAATAAACAATTATCAACAATTACTACAGGTACTCCTTATGCAAATGATTTAAGAAATCAATATAATTACTTAGAAGAATTCTACCCTTTTAGATGGAAAAAAGTTTATACGGTTAAACAGTACATTGGTAGAATGCAAAAACTGAAAAACGATGAGGCAAGAGGGTTTATAGGTATTAAAGATATTTTAAATGCCGAAGGTGTAAATAAATTCCCAACTAATAGAGTAGATGTTAATTTAAACCCACTCTATACCGTAATATGTTTATTAATGACAATATTTGGTCACATCGTAGGATTTATTAATGGGATTCTTAATATTCTTAATGGGTTAATTACATCTATTTGTTCGGTTAAAATACCTGTTGGGATAAGTATAACATTGAACTATTGTATAAATTTACCGCTTAATCTTGAATTGTGTAACTCCCCTAACTGTTCTGAAGACTGTGCAGATAGCGGAGGTTCGTTTTTTTCGTTATCGCTTATTATCAAATGGAAATGTATTTTTAGTAAACTATTATGTAAAAAATGTAAAGGTATTTGTCCTGCATCTGCAAATCATAGTTGTTGCCCTAATGGAAATCAAAACAACCCTACGTACCCTTATGATGGATGTAATAATAATATTACAATAGATGTACCAGCTAGTTCGGGTCCGCCAGATAACCCACCATGTTGTTCTAAATGTTGTATTAAAATACCATTAATATCGTTAAAGTGTGCGGATGAGGGTACTGAACTTAGAGTAACATTAATTGAAACCCCATTCGGTAACCAACAAGGTTGTAATGACGCATATGTTAAACCATTTAGTTGTAGAAATTGTGGTGGTTTACAAACGCCAGGAATAAAAGATTGGGTTTCTTGTGTTATGGAACCTATTGCAGTTTTCTTAAGAATGTTAAAATTTGATTTTTATAATGATTGGGTAGGTGGTGTACTTTATTTCCCATTGATAAAAAGAAAATTTAAATTAAAGAAATCAAAAAGAAAATTTGGTCAAATTAAAAAAGATAAATTCTGTGATTTTGATTGTAGAGAGAGTAACAACAGTGTCAATTTTCAAGGAGATCCAACATTTGATCAATGGAGGATAAAAATACCTGCATTATTATTTTCTAACCCAACAATAAGTGTTAATGGTTGTACCGCAAAAATAAAAGGTAGAAGAGTTACTGAATGGTACGGTACACCAGAAAATGATTTAGAAACCCCTAATTTGAATTTGGCAGTCCAAGAATTAGTTTTTAAAGGTAACACAATTTCTTTTGATGGTTGTACAATAAAATTCAATACATTTAGTGACTTCCAAAACGCATTTAATAGTCAAGGTATACCTTACACAATAAAAGATAGGGAGATACAAGGAGTTCATGGTAAACCTGAATATGTGGAGACAGATGGTGGTGATGGTACTTCTTCTTGGGAGAATATAGGTGGACATGGACACCATAGAAATATATGTGACAATACTAGAATGGTAGAAAGAAAAGAATACTTTAAGAAAACTTTGGATTGTGTTACAGAGAGTGATTCAGATACTTTTGATGTTAGTAACTTACCTGAAGATCAAAATATATTTGGACCCATTGAGGATTCCGAAGGAGAAGAACCGAATTCAACTATTGATGAGGCTTGTCCTAAACCTGGTTGTATACCTGATTGTGGGTCAAATGGAGTTGCACCATGTATCTATGAAAAATCAGATTATGATAACTATAGTAAAATTATAAAACATGGACTTATAAGTTGGTGGGATAACGAAATATATTATACACCATATATACCTAAAGGAGACGTTAAATTTAATAATTTAGAGTATAAAGCTAATTTAATGTTACCTACAACTATTATGGAATTAGGAAGTAGTGTTTTCTGTGATATAGATGATGTACCATTCATAATCAGTTCTATACCAACAACGACTTTTAACGTTAGTTATGAAGAAATTAAATATAAAATAGGTCCTGAATCACAGTATTTAGATGGGAATACTAAAGAAATATTAAAATTTGACGATAAAAAAGATTTATCATTAAACCTTAGAGCATATATAGAATTTTCATGTTTTAGTACAGTTTGTACTAATATTGCTGCAACCGTTAACCATTCCCAAATAGGGGTAGAAATGATTGACGCAAATGATATAGGTATTGAGATAGGTAATTGTTTTTTAAGATTTGATCATGATGCTGATGTTAGACAATATTTTTGTAGAAGATTTAATGGGTTTAAAACAACTAACCTTAATTTTCACCATATTAGACCAGGATCATTAGAATTTGATAATGATTACCAAACATACCTACCAATAACATTAACTGATGGGACACCATTATATTATCTATTAGATGGTGAATATATACGTTCAGAATATAATGACGGAGATTCATTTATTCCTGGTGATGCGTGTGGGTACAAAAATACAAATGGAACTTCAGATTATTTTTATGGTTTGGCACCAGGTCAAACATCGGCATTCATTAATTACCCGAATGGTGGGCAGTCATTAAATTTTGGACAAACGGCAACTGGAGGTATTGATTTAATCGATGATGAATTAAATGGTAATGAAAATATAAAAGGAATTAGATTTAATAAGAGTCAAACTCCCTATTATCTTTATTTTGGATTAGTACCTGGAAAAACAGCGTTACATAAGACAGTATCTCAGTTCTTCGCTGATAAAATTAATGCGACAACACTTAAAGGTATTGGTGCATCAAACTCTAATGTAGAGGAAAATATTAATAACTCACCTAATATTTCAAATGAAACTCAAAACAATTTTACAATTTATAAAACTTGTTTAGGTGAAACATTAATTAAAAAAGTTGAAATTGGAACACCACCAGTTTTAACTAACAATAATTTTATTTCTTTTAACGGTAAGGGATCATAAAATGGAAGAAACTAAAAAAATATTATTAAATAGTGCTATATTACCTAACAATGTTAATGTAGACACACAAATCCAATTAGGTATTGAAAATCATAATCGACCAATACCACTAAATAATGTTGACACTACAGTAAGTCAATTTGAACAATTTGAAAAGGAAAGAATAGAAAGTAACATATATAGATTTTACGGTATAATAAAACCAGTAATCACTAACACACTTTTTAACGAAAATATAAAGATTTATTCTGATTCAAATGATGACATAGTTAGTAAACCGATATTAAGTAGTGCAATTTTTGAAAAAGATGGGTGGGTTGGATATTATAATGATGAACCTGACGAAGACGCATTACAGTTTAACGATAATAAAAGTGCGTTATGTGAATTTTTCCCGTTTGATCCTGGTTACGATAGGTTAAATTTTTTAGATAGTGATGGAATTCAGAATTATTTATTAAAGGTAACTTACCCATTTAATAGTAAGGATATTGTATTAGTAAAAAACAATTCAAACGTATCTCTAAAGGATGGAATTCCTATTATAGAAAAATTTGTCATTGATTTAAATGGTAGAAAATATACGGGTTTTAGAACTGCAATGAATCATGGTTTAATTGAGGGGGATAGAATCAGTCTACTAAATTTTATTGATAATACATCTATTAATTCTTTAAATTTAACCACTAAATTTTATAGGGTTTTTAAATTAGGTAATCAAACAAATGATAATAAACTTAGAACTTTTGTTTTAGATGTGGATCCGAATGATATCAATTTTACAATAGGTATAAGTACAGTTAAAAGAGTTATCAGAGATAAACCTTCAAAATATTATGTAAGACAATTTAAATCCTTATCAAGTTCAGATTATAAAGATTATGATTTATATCCTGCCGCATATGGTGTCACATATTTTGATGACAGAGTTGCCGCATTTAACTTTAAAAAAGATATTAATGTAGACGGTTTAGTGGATAACTTAAATAGACCATTAACAGAACTATATTTAACAATCATAAAAAATGATAATGATAGTTCATCGACATCTATATCCTCCCAATATTGGATTAGTAAACAACAAAATCTACAAGTACCTTTTAATACTAGATTTTGGACTAAAATTTCTGCGGGTTATTTATTAGAGAATGATGTAAATGTAAATTACAATATTAGATCTTACGGTAGTACGGATTATACAGGTTCACTTTATTTTGAAAATATAGATGAGTCTGATAATATTTTTGATGGTGACATTGTAGAATATAATGAAAACGAATTATTAGAAAGAAGACTAGAATTATTATATCATAGAATTAATACCACATATAGAGAAAAGTTAAATCAAATAGATAGTAGTAAAGAAAACAAAAAAGAGGGATATATATATTCACCTTTTAATTTAATAAAAATTAAGGAATTTATGAATTATATTAATCCCGTAGTTGACTTACAATCTGTCATTGACGAATATAATATAACTAACCCAATTGAGATATTGGACTTAAAAAAATCATTCCAAATACCTGATTATGCGGTTGAGATTGCACCAAATGTATTTAAATGGAGAGATATAATGGAAATTGGGGAGTTTGATAGTACAGGAAATGGTGTAGATTATCCATTTGAGGATGGTGCACATTATATATATTTAGATAAAAGATTTTATTTCCAAAGACAAGATCCACCATGTGAATTTTTATTAATATCAGAAGATATTACATTGGGTTCTTCTGATATAGGAAACGTACAACAGAATAAATTCTTAAAGTTGTTACAAGATCCAACATTTTTACAGTATGGTTTTAAATCAGGTACTGCGATATCAAACCTTGTTAATACAAGTGGTACAGACGGAGTATTTAATTTAGTCAATTATAACGGGGTAACACCTTTAGAGATAGAAGTTACGTTGGGTGACTACATAGGTGAATATGAATTAGGTAAAAGAGATATTGGTGGAGGTTGTATAGACTTTTCATTACTTAAAGAAAAAACTATTGACGATGTTTGTTGATAAAAGAAGAATATTAATAGATAATATTGGTAGTGGGACTACCATAGATATCGCATTGGGTACTAATTTTTTCCCAGTTGACAATTCAGAACTTATACAAGTTAAATTTGTCGATGAGGAGGTAGAAAATTCTATAAACCCAATAATTGACTATAAAAAAGTTATATTTAAACCTGCAGATAATAATTGGAATATTATTGATAAATTTAAAATTAATTTAAATTTTTATACTCCTGAAAGTATTGCATTAGGTGCACCACTACATAGGGGAACTGGTGCGGTTCCTGGACTTTATAAAGATATAGGTTTCGTATTTGATGATATATTTTGTAGGACAAACAGATTTATAAATAGTTTTTTCCGATTTTCTCTTTATGATAAACCATATAGTGGTCAAAATAAATTACTCACATTTTATGACGTATTTGTTCAAGTAGGTAAAGAACAGGAAAACGCATTTGGATTTACATTACCTATTGATATATGTCCTATAACTTTTACTTTAGGTGATCCAGTTACGCATCCCGATGAAATACATGAAGGGTTTCAAATATATTGGTTTAAAGATTTAGTTGACAACTCACCCAATCAAGAATATGAACTTTATGGTGTAGTACAATTCAACAATGCCTCAAATGGTAAAACATATGATATGGCAGCATCTAAAGATATTGACCCTAATAACATAACGGTAACTAACTTAGAGGGTGATAACGGTATTTTATACCTTAAAATTATTTTAAAAAATGATAATGGAGTTTATAAATACAAATTTACGCCAAACCCTAGACAAATACAGTTACCACCAGGAGTTAATCTTAACCCATCAAGTGGAGGGATACCAACATTAACTTTTTGGCAAATCACTCCTTAGTATATTTATTAATAGTATGGAAATTATAAGGAAAAAAAGAAATTTAGAAAATTATACTATAAGAAGTATACCTAAAAGTGTTTTAAAAAAAGACTCAAACGGTAAAACCATTATAGATGAAAGTAACCCAAATTACTATTATGGTAAAATACCTGTTTATAAGGTAGATAAAGAGGGTAATTTTAGATTAGATTCTTTCGGTCAGAAAATAATAAACACTATAAACATTGATATTTTTTTAAAACAAGATATCGATGATATGGGACTTTTTAGTGATCAACAATTTATACCTAAAACACCAATATTATTAAGTGAACCTGAAGGATTTAATTCTTTTGAATATGGTAGATTGGCGGGTGCACCAGTTAATTTTTATTATAGTGACGTTGCCACTATTACTGGTACAACTGATGATGGATTACTTAAACAAGTAAAATCATATAGGAAAGATTTATCAGGTAATGATATTTATGTCCCTAATTTAAATGTTTCTTATGATCCTAAAAATATATTTAACGGTGTGTTAAGTGAGAATCAAGATGAAACACTTTATAAAATAGGTGCAAATGTTAGTGATATACAAAATACAGGTGTTTCTTTTAAAACATATAAAAATATATTCCAAAAAACATTTGACGAATATGGTAAGGAATTAACTTTTAATAAAACAGAATTCACCGCATCAAACGGTGGATGGAACCAATATAACACATCTTTAAGTGCTAACATAAAAAAAGAAGAATATTTAGGTATAGTTTTTAAACCAGAAGTTAAGAGTGTAGTATTTATAAATAGAGGTATTGCTGATATATTTGAAAGACACTCATTATTATCAGAAATTAAGACAACTAATGATATAGACACAAATAGAGGTGGGTTTATAAGAATTTAAAAATAAAGTTATGGCAACAGGAAATTATGGTACAATAAGACCAGCAGACGTATCAGTAGAAGATGTAGAAATTTTTTACAGTTATACCCCAAGTAGAGAATCTATCACATCGGTAGAATTAATATCGTTAGATCCAGCACAAGTTTTGATACCTGCTGCTAACCCAAATAATGTAACTGAAATATTTGGTGGGTTATATACATTAAAATTACCTACATCAGTATTTGGTACTAAGGGGTATTATAGTATTATAATAAGACCTAAACAAATTAGAGTAACCATACAAGATTGTGCAGTTTTAATAGATAATCAAGATGTAAAAGGTATTGTTTTTGATATTAATCAGATACCTTTAGAGTTACAAAATAGATTTGAGAATGGAAATCTTGTAGGTTATAGGATAGAATACATTAAAGAACAAACAGGTACAGGACAAGATAAAATACAAAATTTATTTAGAATAATTACCTCAAATAATAGGGCGTTACCTATAACACAAAATCAAGGTAATAGTAATGCGTCACAAGCATACACCTTCAATGATAATTCGACAAGTGTATTTTGTACGGTAACCCCTGCATCTGCACCGTCATTTAAACCAAATGCAACACCATTCATAGGTAACCCTCAACAAGAGGTTATAATTACAAATACGTTTTTTAATCCAGTTATGATGGAAATAGAAATGGTAGAGTTTGATGAAGAAACTTTAGCATACGCACTGTTCTCCAATCAAACAAAATCTCTAGAAGATGGTATTTATACTATATACAATTTCGGTAATGAAATTTATAGACAATACAATTTATATGAAGTTAAAGATCAATTTAGCGGTAAACCATTGTTCGAAGTTAGAGAACAGAAATTTACTATTGATCCTACAAAAGATTTTGATGATATAACTAATTTTTAAAAACGTAAATGGCAAATAAAAAAATAAAAGTCGCAGGATATGCCCAAAGAATATTTTTCAATGATAACATTGAATATAGGGATTTTAGTCCTGATTTAGTAGGGTTTCAACTTACTAGCGATGGAGGAACTACGCTTTTCACGAATGGTAATTTCTCCATATCAGTAAATTTAGATCCAAAACCAGATGTTTTATTTAAACAAGGCACTAAATCTAGATTTTATACTTTAGATGATATTACCTCATTAGGGACGACACAGTTAGATATAGAAAAAAATATTAAAACTAAATTAAATTTAGATTTAACAAATCCATTAAGTTATATTTGGTATGGTTCCGCAAAGGAATTAATAAGAGCTTCTTTATTGGAAATTCAAGAGAAATGGCCTGCAGCAATTTATGTTGATACTAAAGTAGGTAGTGTTACAGGAAATAACATCACTGATTATGTTTATGATATAGAAGCGGATGAATCCACTTTTTCGGTTAATAGTAATTTCTTTGTTAATCCGTATTCAATAAAGTATACTTTAGATGCTCAATATATTTCTGATAATGATATAACTAACCCATTAAGAAATTTTACAGTAAACTATGGTTCATATGTAATAGAACATAATGGGATTATTAAAAGAATTAAAAGTATAACACCGTCCCCACAAAAAACAAATTCAGTTTTGGAATTGATTGTGGAGGGTAATCCTTTTCCTGAGTTGACAGGTATTTTTATACCACAACTTTCCTTTTTATTTAATAATGTTACTGCGTCTATACCGTATTTCATTAAACCGAATGAAAGTGAGATCCAAAAGTTCTTTACTAGTTTAAATGACTTTCAAAGTAATATTCTAAATAAAAACTTATACCCTAAATATAAATCAGAAATTATTAGTACGAATTATACTGATGATGGAGTTTTATTAACATCTAAATCAGTCTTAACATTTCCAGTTTTGGAGGATGGTTATAATTTAAACTTTTTTGATAGTTTTTATATCGCCTATATTGATGAATTAAATAAATTAGGTGAAGGTTTAGATGGTACAAAAACTGATACCATTGTAAGAAAGTATACGACAGAAGCAATATCTAGTTTTGATACAATACCTAGAGCAGATGGTGCAGATATAGTATTAAATGGTGAAAAAGCAACTAAATTACTTAGAATTTATGGGGTAGAATTTGATTATGTTAAAAAATATATTAACGCAATCAAATTTGCACATGTAGTAACTTACGATAAGAAAAACAATGTACCAGATACTTTAGTTAAAGATTTGGCATATATGTTAGGACTAGAACCAATTAATTTTATAAATGATGCGTCTTTTAGTAAATTATTTTTACCTAGTAATGGTTCGGGTTCATTTAGTGGGACATCAACAAACCTAACTCAATCAGAAATAGATATTGAATTATATAGAAGATTAATTTTAAACATAGCTTGGCTTTGGAAAAGTAAGGGTACAAGAAAAGCGGTAGAATTTTTATTTAGATTTATAGGGGCACCAGAATCATTAGTTAATTTTAATGAATATATAGTAATACTTGATAAACCTTTGGATATAGAGGAGATAAAAAAACTTTTATACCTTTATACTGGTGAAGTTAATTTAGAAGGTATACCATATGATGATGAAGGGTTTCCATTACCACCTGTAAATGGTGATGTTGTAATTACCAATTTCATAGACCCTCAAACAGGAGAATTAGTAGAAAATGATTTTACAGAGATGTACTTTCAAAAAGCAGGTGGATGGTATAGAGAAACTTACGGATCAAATGTAGTTTCAGTTTTAAGGGGTAATAACCCTCACGTTGGTAAATACGATGGTGGTAACGAATACTTACAATATTTTAGTAGGTGTTACATACCTAATTTTGATAACCAACCAACTGTAACACTAACTGCTACAACTATAGTAGAAAATTATTTTATAAATTATAATTATGGTATTTTTAATGGAATTAGTAATAATTCAGATATATTTACTACTCAGTTAACGTTTAACCCTACAACAAATGGGTATCAACCGATAGAGGATTGTATAGATGTCGATTATAGTATTATTGAGACACCATTACAGAATGATGGTAAGACTACATTACAACAAGCATTTAATGAAGCAGAAGCGAATTATAACCAATACTTATTGTTAATTGAAAAAGACGGTTATTTAATTTATTCTCCTGAGTGGCAAACAATAAAAAATAATTATGAATTATCTTTAAAAAATTGTTTAAATGAAATATCTACAGAAAATTGTGATATTAACAAAACATTAGAAATATGTTTATCAGAAAAACCAAAAAATGTAGTAGAATATAGTTGTGATAATTTAAATTTAGAAGATTGTAGTCCATTTATCTATTATACTAATAGTGATGGTATTAAAGTTTCTTTTGATGAATTCCCAGCTTGTTGTAAAACACAAGACGCTAATTATATTTCATATGTAAATGAATACGGTAGACAAACGGAATATTGTTCTAAATTGGCACCTTGTGTCGGTACACCTTCAGGAACATTACCTAATGGTGTGATAGAGTTTACTATGACTAATAATACGACACCTCAATTGGGTACTTATCAGATAGGGGGTAAATGTTACCAATATAGTAATTTACAAATTTCTTTATCAGATTTCATTATTAAATATGGGGAACCAAAAACTTTTATCAATAACTATTGTGGTAAAAAAAGATTATCTGATACTTTTAAAAAGGACACACCTATAATATCATGTAATAAATTTTTTACCGAGGTTAATTGTAAAAAAACATCTATAATTAGTAGTCCTGAATGTTGTGCTTGGTATGGTTACGATTACCAAATATTGGAACAAAATGGTAATAAATTTATTGTATGTAAAAAAAATAATGAGAATAGTGCTACTGAATTAACTACACCAGATGCAAATTACACATTACCGATTATAGATTTTTCAGTTAATAATAGTTACTATGATTTACAAAATCCTATAGGTTCTGTATATGAGTATTACTCCACTGAAATTTTTTGGGATTGTTTTAATGAGTCCAGAATAGTAAAAGGTGTAGTTGAGGGATCAACATCATTATCTCCGCAACCAAACTCCATTTTAGAGGATCCATCACTTATGAATCCATCAAACTGGAAGGTTGAGTCTATTGATGAATATGGAAGAGTTAGTTTTACACCATCAATATATAATAATAATTTTATATTAGATTGGTATAGTACTGACTTATTAAGTGATTTATATGGGGACGTAGCAAATTATTACGGGTATCAATTCGGACAATTCACATTTGACTATGACAATAATATTTTAATACCGTACAATGGGGACAATCAATACAGTACCAATCCTAATTCTATAATAATTGCAGCAGTCGATCCTTCTAGAATTGGTTGTGGTGACTTTAATAGCGTTGCGGTTGTTTTCGCTAGTGAAAAATGGAAAGGATTTAAACTACCACAATTAGATGATTGTAGTTGTACTATAGACTTTTCATTTGATTATATGTTAAAATATACTGCTGATAATCTTATAAAATGTGCGGACAATATAAGTTGTTTTCCAGCTTTTATTTATGATAATACAATAAATAATATAAAGTGTTTAAATTTTGTTGCGTTCACTAATAGTAACGAAGAATCACAAAATTTACAATCTAACTTCAATGACTCTGAAAATCTAACTGATGAGTATGTAATATGGCAAAATAGCAATATTTTAGAACCTAATACAGATTGTTGTAGGGCAGTAGATGGTAATGTGGTATCATTTACGCAATGGTCAGGTACTAACCAATCATGGGTTAATAATATTACACAAACTTATAATGATATTCTATCTCAAAATAGTCAAACACTTTCATCTTTAAATTTTGATTATACACCTATATTGGGAGAAATAAAAAAATACGATGAAATTAAAAATAAATTATTAACTATTGTTTCTAATTTACCAACAAGTTGTTTCGTATTTAATTTTAATGTTGGGGCTTGTGAAATAAAATATGAAAAATATATTACGACACAAAATGTATGTTCATTACAGATTCCACTAGAATGTGGGTTATGGAGTAAATTATACGGTGATTATGAACAATTATCTTCTGAAATAATCGAGTTAATTGAATTAATAAACCGTAATTTAGAACCTTGTTTGAAGAATTCACAAGTCAACGTAACTACAGATGTAATATCCAACCCAAAATTACCTGCAGATGTAATATCCAACCCAAAATTACCTACAGATACGATAATCACCCCAAAATTACCTACAGATACATTTAAAAGATATGTAACTAAACCACAATTAGAAATAATTGAAGACATAAAGGTATATAATTCATTAACAACACAAAAAAATGTTCAGTTAGATAATTACACTATTAATGAAACAATACTAAAAAATAGTATATTAGAAATAAATAATGTAATTGCGGAAAAACAAGAAAGTAATGTTATAATAGAAAAAGCATTAACTAATGTTAACACTAATTTAGATTGTAGTGTTTATGAAAATACTATTAAAGAACTTAAAAACTTTGATTATGTTTCATATTGTAATACTATAATATATGGGGATTCTATAAATGATGGTACAAAAACTAAAGAGTATAGTAATTGTGTATCATCTAAAACAAAAGAAAATCAGGATCAAATAATAGTTTATTCTCAGTTATTTGAATCTTGTGTTTTAAAAACGCAATTAACGGATCAATTAGTTAAAGCAAAATTTGATAATAATACTGTATTAATAACTGAATTAGAAAAACAAATTCAGGATTTAAGTAATACAATTAACACATTAACTACCGATGTAAATAACTTTATAAGTTATGATGAATCGGCACAAAAATCTCAGTTATTACAGAATGATACTCAAAATACGATTAATAAAACTGCAGATATTTTATCTGTAAGTACTAAAAGTATTACAGATAATAGTGGTAACTTACAGTTAACTGATTCACAAAAAGTTAAATTAAATGTTGAATTAACTAAGAACCAGTCTCAAATATCGGGATTAATAACTGAAAGAGAACAAAAAACTGATTTATTTACTCAAAATCTTAAAAACCAAACTTTTGTAAAAGTAGGTACAGAATTTAAACAAAATGCATTTAGAACTGTTGAGTTAAGCCCATTAATGTCGAAACCAGTTGTTGGTATATCTACCAATGTTATATTGGATTTACCTAAATTACCTGCAGATTATCTGCAGTCTGCGGATGCAATAACCAACCCAAAATTACCTACAGATGCAATCATCCTTTCGTTACCTACAGATACAATATCAGTAAATAGTAAAGAATGTTTGGGAATAACTAGTAATAGTTTAACGATTACACCTAATTATGTGGTATTAACAAATGGGAAAAATATCCCACAGAATTGTTGTAATAAAGCCACATTAAATTTAGATGTAAGTTATGTAAATAAAGAATGTATTCTTAATCCTAGAGTTATTGGTAGTGAATCTTCCACAACAACTACATATGATGTACAATGTTGTCCTTTCATTATTGAATTAAATAGAAGTGGTAAAATAAAAGAACTAAACCAATTATTAGATAGTATACAAAATTCGTTATTATATGTAGAAGAACAAACTTATATTTGTTATAATAAATGGTATGAGTCATTAATAAAAAAATATAATGTATACGAAGAATCAAACAATAATAATTATTTAAATTACATAGACGACTTAAAAATTAATTTTAAATTGTTTGTAGATAATAATAATATTGACGTTCAGAATAATATTGATACTTCATTAACTTATTTACCGTATACGCAGTCAGTAAACCCAATATGGGAATTTAATCCTAATGAAGGGTACAGTGGAATTTTTATAGAAGGTGATGAACAATTGATGGCTCAAATTGAGGAGTCAATATTCAACCAACTGTCTTCTCAAGGAATAAGTTATAATTCGGATTTATTTGAACCAGATTGGAAAACATTTAATTTCACAATACCTGAATGTGTTTGCGATGATTTAAGAAGATTATACCCTAATAAGGACTTTTTCTTTAGTATAGAGATTCAGAATTACGAATGTAATCTTTGTCTATTGGTAGATAATATAATGGTAAATGTTTCTGATTGTAAAACAAATAGGATACTATCTATTAATGATTGTTTAATACCACAATTAAATTGTGTTATCGATAATAAAAAATCTTGGGTATATTATGACGGTGGTGTAGTAAAAGAAACTATCTACCCTAATGGTGAATGTAATACAGGATCAACTAATAACTATGAAATAGTAAGAATTACCAATCCAGAGGAAAGATTATGGCTTGATTTAGAATATAGATATACTAATTATGATGTCTACCATTCTGATTTAATTTTAAACGTTAAAAACACATCATTTAGTATTGATCCTGCAAAATCTATAGAGTGTGATGTATTTAATTTTTGGAAAAGAATAGATTGTGATAATTGTCCAACCGATTGTAATACAGATAACTATATTTTCCAATCTGACGAAGATTATTTGTTTATGGGTAGTGAAGAATATATTTTTCAGGATCAAATAGCAACATACATTAATTTTAATGGGGTATTAAATATTAATAATACACTTACGAATTATACTATTGATTTAGGTGCATCCACATCTAGTGTCATTCCATTTAGTTGTGAAACATTCACTAATATATTACAAAATCAAGTAATAGAACTTAAAAATGAATATTACACTTTAACTGCGAATTATTCTGAATCATTAAATGCAAACTATTATGATTTACTAAATAAAGGTGAATCACTTTCTAAATTCTATATTGATGGGACTAGTTGTGATAGCGACATCTTAGTTCTAAACAATAATAAAAATTTAGATAATTTATTCAGTCTTATTGTTGAAGATAGTGATGGGACAATTAATTTATTTGAGATATACGTTTATTCAGGTACACCACTTTATAATGGTGGTGTTGAACAACAAATTGGTGCGGGGATAACTGCACAAACATTTAATCAAAGTAGTGAAATCACAAAAGAATGTTGTTTATCTATTAATAAATTATTAAATGATAATGGTGTAGATGGATTAGGTTTAGGTAAAAACTATCGTTGGAATGAACTTAATGAAGTATGTTATTGGAGGGATATTGATGAATGTGCAAATTGTAAAGGTGATTGTGAGTATTGTGGTAAAATGAAAGAATGTGTTTCGGGAGTTACTACTAATAATACATATTCAGTTTGTATTAACCCTTTAGACTTTTTAGATTATGATCCATCTACTATTATGGTTAAGGATGTATTTGATCAAATGGTATTAAGTAACTTAATTGATGCCAAAAGTAGACAAACAATAAGTGATTATCCATTACTTAGATTATTTTATGAATTATACTTAAAAGCTAGTAATTGTGGTAAAGATTTATCGGGTAAATTCACATATGATACTATGTTCGATTTTATGGATAAAGTTGGTGACTATTGGTTGGATTTATTAGAACAAGTAGTTCCTGCAACTACAATATGGGAAGGTTGTGATAATTCAGGAAAAATATATAGAAATACAATATTTGACCAAAATAAATTTAAATATAAAAAATATAGTTTAAATTTTATTGATACGGAGTTAGATTGTCCATTAAGTGCACAGACTAATTTTATTGTGGGACAAGAATCTATACATTCTTTGGTGGAACAAAAACCAATATACCCAACAAATGAAGAAATAAAATCGATTAAAAATGATATAAGAAATAAAGAGATTGAAATTGCAATAGTAAATCAACAAATAGTATTGTATAATGGTAGACTATGTTCTTTAAATTTACAAGATACTACTACTCCGAATTTAACTCAAAGTATTTTAGAGGTAACTCAAACTATAACGGAATTGAATGACTCATTAACACAGTTAAATACACAACTTAGTACTCTATTTGAACAATTATCACAATTAGAGATAGAATATATAAACCAACAAAATAATTTCTATAATAATTTTATGAGTTGTAGTGGTATAACACAATCATTAATAACTGCACAAAATAATTTATCTAATTTCATACCTGGTACGACATCATATGAAAGACAACGAAACTTTATAGCGGGACTTAGAAATAAGTATGATTTATGTGTTAGAAAAACAAATACGTTAATAAGTGATTACAATACAGTATTCATAACTCAAATATACGACACTAATGAATATGAGGGTAATGTCACAATAATAGGGGATCCAGATTTTGATCCACCAGAATTCATAAAAACATTTCCACCTATTCAGATATCAGGATTCTATTATAATCAAGAATTAATTCACAATTGTGAATGATTATAATACGAAAACTAATATTTATTAATAACGATATTGTTTTTAAAAACAAAAAATAAATGGCAAAAATAAGTGGTAAAATAATTAATCCTATAAATACTAGAGGTGAGGTAATTAACGAGATAGAGGCACCTGTATTGATTAGAGTGGGTACTGATATAACTTATCAAGCGGCATCGTTGTCACCATTCTTAGAAACGGAATCTGCATTATTTTTACCGACTAATTTATCTATGGTAAACGATATTTTTTTAATTTCTAATCCAGGTAAATATGGACAATCTATATTTAGGGATAGGTTAACTGAAAAAACTATTATTTTATCTTTATCGGGAAATAGTAGTGATAGTTCATCATTAGAACCGATACTACCGAATAATCAAATAAGTTATGTAGATGGAGGTAAAAAATATCAATTATTATCTAGTAGAAATGAAAGTTATAATTGGGAATTAGATATTAGTAATGACGCAAAATATGTGCATATTGAAAGATCAGATTTTGATAGTTTTGATTTCCCTCAAATAACTATGAGAGGTGTTCGTAAAATACCTCCGACAACTGCGGATACTTTATGTGGACCAGTTTCTTATACTGGTTATACTTATGATAGAATTAACTATAATTGGTTATTCGGAAAAAATGCTGGAATTAGTTTTAACCCTATTATAACGGGAAATAAACCTATTATATTTAGTGGTGGTATGGTGACACAAGAAGGATCATCATCGATATCTAATCAGATAGGTGAGTTGTTATTTTATACTAATGGTGAAACTGTTTATACTAGTGGAAATACAATAATGGTAAATGGTACTGGATTATCAAGTTCAGGTACATCAACACAATCGGCAATTATTGTACCAAAACCTGAATCAAATAAATATTATATTTTTACTACAGACTACAATGGATCACCAAATGGGTTTGAGTATTCCGTAGTTAATATGGATTTACAAAATGGTAATGGTGAAGTAGAAACTAAAAATATTAAGTTAATTAATTCACCTATAACCGAAAAGGTTACTGCGTGTAATAATATGAATGATGAAAGTTATTGGGTTATTACCCACACTAGTGGAGACAGTACTTATTATAGTTTTAATGTATCATCATCTGGATTGACAGGACCTATTATAAGTAATATTGGTAGTGTACATAATACCGCTAGAGGTTATATGAAAACATCACCTGACTCAACAAAACTAATATCTTTGTTATATGATGAAGATATTATAGATATTTTAGATTTTGAATCTTCTGCGGGTACTTTGAGTAATTTAATTACAATTACGGGAATGACATTCAATGTTGGACCATATGGGTTAGAGTTTTCATCCGATTCATCAAAGTTCTATGTTACGGATGGTGCAGGTGAAAAAGTTCATCAGTTTGATTTAACATATACATCCGCAACCGATATGGTAGAAAATGTAATAACAGTTGCAGATATAAGTGGGTCAACATTAGGGGCATTGCAAATGGGTCCTGATGAACGAATTTATGTTGCAGATTTTAACAATACTAATTTACATATTATACATAGACCAAATGGGTTAGGGGTACAATGTAATTTTGAAATTGATGCATTAAGTCTAACATCTACTACTATAACAGGAACATCCTCATATTGGGGGTTACCGAATGTAGTTACAACAAAATCTTTATCTTGCGATAGATGTGTTTACATTACACCTAAAAGTAGAACTGGTTTTGAATTCGACTTATTAGTAAATGATGTTAATGGTGTTATTGATACAAATAAATTATCTTATTATGGTGAAATTTATAAGTATAATCAGAATAGTGTAACATTTAACACCTCCGCATTATATAATTTTTCATTGGCATATGAAGATTTAACGGGTACCACTGGAAATACAATTTTTATTCCGACATTCAATATAGGAGAAGGTGAATTTTTAATAAAATCTTATTGGAACTATGATATAAACACTTTATTGGCTAAACAACAGTTGACGAGAAAAAATAATATAGACACTTATAAAAGAGGTAACTTATATGGTTTATATTATCCAGAAACAGATTGGTATTTTATTAATATTTTTGCAGCGGAAAAACCTATCTTTAATAATAGTGTTGCACCGTCACCACCACCATTAAATACACTAACAGTATCGTCACAATTCACTCAAACAGGTCAAACTGAATATATAGTGAATGGATTATCTGATCCGATAGTTAGTTATAATGGTTCTGTTTTGGCAAAAGACATTGAGTATAGTGCAATAACAACTGCAAATACTCAATTCATAAAATTATTATTTACACCATTAGATAAACAAATATTGACTTACGCGTTTATAGTTGATAGTAAGAAAAATGATTTACTCGCAGATGTTTATCCTATAAATTCTTTAATTAATAGTGGGACAACTGGAAATCAATTAACATCCGATAGAGTATATTATAATACGACAACAGGAAAATATGAATTTTATTTAGTTAGTTCACCTGCTTCAGACGTAGTTTTTTCTTTAAATGGGGCAATACTAACTAAAGATATTGAATATTATAAATCTACTACAGACGCTAGAAGGATTATATTAGAAGAAACTTTAATAATGGGTGATATTATTGAGGCGTTTTATGTCCCTAATGCATCGATTAATGGTGGAATATCTACTAACACACCTATATTGAGTTGGTCTATAAATAGTGAACCTTCTAACGAAATTTTAGGTAGATTTACTATTGAAGTTACAAGTCCATCAGATATAAACTATCAGAATGTGATATATAGTGAAATTGTGGAATATGTGGTAGGACAAAAAACATATAGTAAGTTAGTAACATTGACAAATGCGGTTGCTGGTGATAAATTTATATATAGAATTAAAAATGAAAAATTTTATACCCCAATAATAGGTGAAACCATCTATACGGTAGAATATAGTGACACAAATAAGATAGAAGTACTAACAAATGTTGGTAATACATACTAATAATTAAAATTTAGAATATTTATTAAAAAATAAAAGGAAATGAGTTATATCAATAAACAGAGTACAACATTAGTGAGAGTAAAATTAAGTGATGTTGGTAGAGAGCAATTAGCTAAAGGACAATTAACTTTCAGTAATTACGTAATTGGGGATTCGGAAGTGGATTACAATTACGTTAAGGGGTGGAAAGAATTTGTTCCATCTATAGGTGCGTCAACAGGAGAATTTTATTTTGTTGAGGCAGATGGGAATATCCAAAAAAATATATTTTCTAAGGTATTGAGACCAAAAGACGATAACCCATTTTTCTCTACCTTTTTATTGAACCAAAGTAATCAGTTTCTTTTCCCTTTAAATCAACAAAGTAATATACAATTAATAAAAGGTATTGTAACCAACGAAGCTGAGGATAGAGGATTCTTTTCTGGGTCAACAGTAGACAGTGGTTTAGTTGCTCAAACAGGAAATAGATTCATAAAAGAAAGCGGAACAATAGATTTGAGTAAGTTTGATGGTTCGTATGATTTAACAACTTACACACAAGGAATTTTAGTTTTAGACACACCTCTAACGGCAACAAGTGTTAACGATTATATAATATTTAGATTTAGTAATCCAACATTGGGTAATGTCACTGGTGACACTATGACTGCGGCAACAATAAATACAACATATAATATCACATATTTAAGTGGATCCACAATAAGAGTAGATAGAACATTACCTACATTAAGTGCATATTCGGGTACAATTATTACATATTACACATTACCTGGTGGTGATAGTCCTACTGATGATTATTATGGATTAAATTCATTAACTGCATATTGGAATACAGGAACTCTGTCATTTGATAGTAGTTGTGATATTTGTGTAGAAAATATACCTGTTTGGAATATGAATAATGTTTGGACAGAAAATCCTGCGGGATTATTTAAAGACTCACCAATAAATTATCACGAACATAATTTGTTTGGTTCAGAACAATATACAGGTACGAAACAATATTTAGGGTATAATGAAAATTTAGTATGTGATACAAATGATGGTACATCTATATGTGGTGTTAACGAATCTATCAGTTATATGGATCCTTATAAAAAATCAATCTCTATTATACACTATACTAATAGTTGCATCTCCAATTTTTATGGGGAACAATTCTATATTGACGGTGAGACAGGTAAATTATTAAATTTAGATATACCAGTGATGTGGCATAGAAGAAATGACGTTGGAACTGCAAGTGGGACAACATTAGGAATGAGATTTACTTCAGATACTATAAAGAAAACATTATCTTCTAATAATGACATTGAATATTATGATTTAATAGAGTACAGTGGTATGTCTGTATCACCAACACTACCATTAACAGTTGGTAAAGTATTCCCACAATTACAAATAGTAGTTATAGATAATGAGGAATTAATTGCATCTATGTCTTATGCATCAAATAGGAATTTTACATTACCTGATTTGGCTGCGGAATTAATCACACCAGTTAATGGTAACTGTACGGGTGTCCTTAAATCTGGTGAAAGAATGTATTTAACTTATTGGTTAGAAAATACAGGAACAGGATCAACAGGTACAACAACTGTAACAACACCATTCTTACCATCTCAAAGATATACTGTAATAGATAATACAACTAGTTCGGATAAAGATGTACAATTCAGAATAAATAATTTAGGTGAATTACCTTACATGAGAAAAAGAGAAGATGTTTTATATGATGGTTTTGGTTTCTTTGCGGATACATTTAAAGTTATTGCACAAGTAGTAGATTTAAATAGTCAGTCTAGACCAGTTCCATCTAATTGGAAAGTTATGGACTTCACATCTTCAAATATTACAGGTAACAGTGGGGAAACAATAAATCCACTTTTATTTGAAAATCAAAATCCTAACATCACTGGATTTATAATGACTGGTTCGTTATTCACAGGATCCACTAATTTCAATTTAGGGGTAGAACTAGATATGCCAAATGCAAGTTTCTACGATAAAATGACTTTAGGTGATGAAAGATTATTTTATGGTAACCTTAGAACACATATAGGTGCAACCATTTATAAATCTTTATTTAATATAAACGTAGATGGGGCAACTATTTCATCTAGTAGTAATCCTACTTATGAATTTGGTGATGATAGATACATAAGTGAAATAGGAATATTAGACAATAACCAAAACTTAGTTTTAGTAGGTAAACTTTCAAGACCAATAAGATTGGCTGATTCTACCACTGCTTCAATAGAATTAACAATAGATTTTTAAATAAAAAAAAATGGGATTTATAAATAGTGCAACAACAGTAACAATAAGAGCTAGATTAACTAATCTTGGAAGACAGAGATTATTAACTGGTACAAATACAGTTTTCTCTCACTTTATTTTGGGGGATTCTGATGCCAATTACAATACAAATTTTAAATTAACTACTGGTAGGGTACCTGCAGATAGTGGTGATTTAGGTAGTAATAGTAGTACAAATGATAATATATCATCGAATGTTGATGTTTATAGTAAAATATTTGTTACAGTTGCACCAGTTATTAAAAAAATTGTAGAACCTAATTCTTCTAAAGTTAATTTAATAACTTCTGAAATTGGTGAAACAATAGTTACAGGATCCAATTTAACATACGTATCGATAAATAGAAACGATAATTCAAATGGAAACTCAAACTATTTTAAAAGTTTATCTCTACCAATTAAAGACGCAACTGTTAATATATTCACAGGCACCACATCTCAAAATGGTGGGTGGTCAGATACACCTTTTAGTGGTTTAGGGGTTACTAAAGTATTAATGGGTATTATTGATAACAGTCAATACGGTGAAATAATAGATGGTAAAAGTGTAAAAATAAGTTTACCTGTTTATACGGGATATACTACTGGCGGAACACCAACAGGAATTACCACATATGAATTGTATAGTACATTTCCTAGAACAACTATACCAAAAACTGAATTAGATAACCAATATATAGATGAAAGTAGTTATCCACAATCGATATATGGGAGAAAAATAAATGTTTCATATTTAGTATCGGACAAAATTAAAAAACCTAATAACGATAATGGTAAAAGTTGGTCAACTGGTTACGACACATTTAAACCATATAGTTTAAACGGAAAGGAATTAATAAATGTACAAACAGTATCCTCAACAGGTATCAATGCAGATGAAATAGGTGGAGTCATTTATTTAGATAAGGGTATTTTTGCGATAACAAACCCAACAATAGTTAATAATATCGCAACTAATTTTAGTGGTGATACTGATACGGATATAATAAATCTTGGTTTAGGACTTTACTATTATAGTGCTAATACATATAATACAGTAATCGATAGTATACAAAAGGATTTAGTACAGAATATTGTTTGTATCGCAGCAAGAGGTGAATTTTACAACTCACAAAATGAAACATTAACAGTGTATGATGATGTTAGAATAAGTGAAGTGGCGATAACAGATATAGCTGGAAATGTTTTGGCAATGGGTAAAACAGATAGACACATAGTTAAAAAGAAAAATGATTTTGTAGTTTTCGATGTACAAATTATAATATAACATTTTATATAAAAGTTTTTATGAGTAGAATATTAGGACTAGACGTTTCGACTAAAACAATAGGTATTTCATTATTTGAGGATATCGGTGAAAATGGTAAATTACAGATGTTAACACATATAACACCTGTCATTAAACCCAAACCTACTGACAATATTGAATTATTAATTAAAAAGGCACAAGTCTTTCAGTTTGAGTTTTTAGAAAAATATAGTGATATCGATATCACTAGAGTTATTATAGAAGAACCTTTATTACAATCAAATAATGTAAATACAGTGTCAACACTATTAAGATTTAATGGGATGATATGTAAATCAGTATACGAAGTTTTAAATATTATACCAGAATTTATATCATCATATGATGCTAGAAAATACGCATTCCCTGATTTAATGCAGGTTAGAACCCACAATAAAAAAGGTGAACCATATACTGATAAGGAAATTGATAAAAAACAACCAGTGTTGTTTGGTTCTTATTCTTGGGATACAGATAAAAAAGTAGTTATTTGGGAAAGGGTTAATGAAAGAGAACCACAAATTGTATGGATGTACGATAAACATCAGAAATTAGTAAAAGAAAATTACGACATGACTGATGCATATGCATGTGTTTTAGGGCAGATGCGAAAAGAAGGTAAATGGGAATAATATCGTTTTAAATACCGATAATTAGTGATATCGTCTTTTTAGACGATATTTTTTTTTAATATATTTTTTTTTCTTTAGAATTTTATTATCTTTGTAAAAAATGTCAGAAATATTAGTAGAAATATTAGAAGGTGTTTTAGGTAAATCTAAAAAACATTATAGAGAAAAATCACAAATTTCTTTTGATTGTCCAGTATGCTCTTATGATATTAAAGGTTTAGATAAAGGAGACGGTAAGGGTAATTTAGAAATAAATTATGAAAGTAATGTCTATAAATGTTGGGCTTGTTCAGAAACTAATGACACACATGGATCAATTCATAAACTAATTAAACAATATGGTACTAAATCTGATCTTAAAAAATATAAATTAGTAACGCCTGATTTAATAGATAACTATAGAAAAGAGGAAATAAAAATATTAGAGGGACTACCCAAAGAGTTCCAACCACTATCCATTGAGACATTTACTGAGGGGTATAGGAAATCAATGGAATATCTACAGAAACGGAATATAGGATTAGAAACTATAAAAAAATTTAATATAGGTTATTGTGAAAATGGTGATTACGGTGGTAGGGTAATATTTCCATCATACGATATACATGGAGATGTTAATTATTTTTTAGGTAGGAGTTATGATAAATATAGTAAACTAAAATATAAAAATCCTGATATACCTAAATCAGAAATAATTTTTAACGAAAATTTAGTTATTTGGGATTCAAATATCTACATAGTAGAAGGAGTATTCGATCACATAGTGGTACCTAATAGTATACCAATGTTAGGTAAAGTTATGAGTGAAAACCTATTTATTCGTTTGGTAAAGAAAGCGGAATGTAAGGTAATCATATTATTAGACTCAGATGCCCATAATGACGCAATTAAACTATATAAGAGATTAAACTCTACTAAACTTATGAATAGAGTTATGATTATTAAATTACCAGAGGGTTATGATATTTCAGACATTAATCAGAAATTAGGTAAGAAAGGTGTGATTGATATATTAACTACCGCAAAAAAAATTAAAGAAAGTTTGTTATAGTCAAAAATTTGTTATACATTTGTTTTAAAATAAAAATATATGGAAAGAGGTGGGGTAAAGACTAATGTTTTAATTTTAATGAGAAAATTAAATATTATTTCTAAAAAAGAAAGAATTTTAAAACCTATGAGGGTTAAAACAGTTGTTGGGTATGATGAAGACTATAATGACTTAGAATCCCAAAGACACGTATTTATGTTAAATAAATTAAGTGTAAGAAAAGGATGTCAATTTAATGTGGAAACTAAGAGTTGTTCTTGTGGTGCAGATATTGATGAATTTCTAAATAAAAAATACTGTTAATATGTTATTATTTTTAGATGATATAAGAGTCCCTTACGATGTTTTTAAAAATACAATTAATCCATTGTATGAAAAAAATGACGATTGGGTTATAGTGCGTAACTATTACGAATTTATAAACGCAATACAGAAATTCGGTTTACCAAAGTTTATATCATTCGATCATGATTTATCGTATGATCATTACTTAGAAGAAAATCAGAAAAGTATTGTATATGAGAATTTAGAGGAAAAAACTGGTTATGATTCAGCTAAGTGGTTAGTAGAATATTGTTTAGAGAATGAACATACATTACCGCAATATTATGTACATTCTGCAAATCCTGAAGGTAAAAAAAATATAGAGTTGTATTTAGAAATTTTTAAAAAATATACTTAATATTTTTTTAAATCTTTTACAAAAGCTCTAATTTTTACTTTATCCCAATTTTTCAAATCTTCTCCATTATCACCTAATAATAATATTGACATAGTTCGATGCCACCCTTCGATAAGTTCATATTTACCATTAGGATTTTTCAGAACAATAATAGGTTCATTTGTACCAGTAGATTTGGCTAACTGTTTTTGTGTGGACATTCTTTCTTCATCTTTTGGTACTAAATATGAGTCTACATTACCAAACTCCCTTTCTAAAAATGCATTAATAGTACTTTCATCAAAGTCTTCTGGATTTACATTTAGTATTTCTAATTTCCAAGAACCTTTTAAAAACCTATCCCAGTAACCCCCATCGAATCTAGATAAAAATAAGATAGGATCCCCATAATAATTTTTTTTAATGTCCTCCATTGAGTTCGGTAATAAATTATTATAGAAAATATCTTTTAATACATATTCAGGTGTAGAGTTATAATAAGTCCTTAATTTATCATACATTCTTTTATATGGATTATTTTCCTTATATATCGGTATATCTTCTTTAAGTATTTTTCTAATTAAATTTTTCATATTTTTAGCTACCATACGATATTATTTCACCTGCCTCTGTCAACGCACACCAATGAACCTCATTACCTTTTTTACCGCCACAAGTAGTTTTAGTTCCTGCAACATTTTTACCTGTACAGTCACTACCTCCACCTAAAACATTTCTTTTCGGTACACCTTTAGATACTGCACTATCAACAGAATTTTTAGTACCACTACTACAACTATAAGGTTCTACAATATACATTCTACTTAAATAACCACCACTATTTTTTAAAAAGGATGCGAAACTTTCTGAATATTCTCCACCCTTACTGAATAATACTACATATGATTTAGGGTAAGTTAAAATAGAATTTTTTGCGTTTTCTTTCTCAGTCCATCTATGTGCAATTACTTTAAAATTTGAACCCAAACCTTTTTGTAATAAACTTTTTTGTAGTGCAATATTTTTATATCCTCCAGTATCTAATCCACCAACCAAAATAACAGTTGGTAAAGAATCCTCTTCTTCAGGTGATAAAAAATCAGTTTCTTCGTATTGACTTATAACCTCAAACTCTTCTTTTAAAATCCTCTTAATTAATTTGTTCATTATCCAACTTTTACTATTTCTGTTTCATGATCCCAAGTATCTCTAATATCTGTAGTTATATCGTCTTCATCTATTATATATTCATCTATCATATATTCTAATATAACTGGTAGGTATGTGTCATAATTGAAACTTTCGTTATATCGAACTTCGGCAAAATAACTTCTTTCACCACGAAATTTATATTTCTTTGGTATTACTACATCATTTTCACTAAAATTTGATAAATCCCCATTTAATTTTTTTAATGTTTCATAAAAAGATGCGTAAATAAAATCTACTTCATCTGAGTCACTAAAACCTAAATCATTTTGTATGAAAACAGAAACTTCTCCATAAACACTCCTATCACTATAATATTCATCTACGGAATATTCTCCAAATGAATCATTAAGAAGTAAAATTAATCTGTATAATATTTTTTTATTCATAATTTGTTTTTTAAGTAAAAAATTACTATTATTAATTATAAATATACTTATATATGCAAATTTTAAAAGAGTTATCAGTTTTTAATAATATAAAATACTATGACGAACCACACACTTATTATATAGACGGTGTTAAATCAATATCATGTACTGGGTTGATACATAAATTTGGGCATGAATTTGAAGATGGTATTTTAAAACCTGATAGATGGGCAGAAAAACAGGGACATATATACAAAGCCAATAGTATGGCAGATAGATACGCTCACAAACAAAACTTCCACCCAATGGAATCGGATAAGTATGGTAGACCTGACTACTCAAAACCTAAACCGATTAATGACTGGATTACAGAAGAACAAATAAAATCAGAGTGGAGATATAAAAATATTCACGCAACTTATGAGGGTTCTACTTTACACGACTACATTGAGAACTATATAAGTAATAAGATTAAACCTGAACCTAAAATAAGTCCTGAAGGTTTAATGTTTGAGGAAATTGAGTCTACGTATAATGTAATGAAAGGTTATTTTCATAACTTTTATAATGATACAATTGCACAAGGTAAATTAATACCTGTTAAATCTGAATTAGTTGTTGGTGATGAAGAGTTATTATTATGTGGGATGATAGATCAAATTTTTTGGAATGTTAAACACCAGTGTCTTCAGATATGGGATTGGAAAACTAATACCTTATTGAAAATGTTTAATGAATTTGGTAATAAAATGAAATATTGTTTATCTGAATTAGATGAATGTGAATTTAATACGTATTCGTTACAGTTAAATGTCTATAAAAAAATAATAGAAAAGAATACAAATCTAAGATTTGGTGGTTGTTATTTAGTTTGGTATAACGAAGAAAACCCTAACTATGAAATTATTAAATGTGAAGATTATTCTAATTATGTTGATGAGATGTTTCATATGTTGAGAACACAAAAAGAATTGTTTTTCTCGTAATATTTTGTATTAATAAATAAAATTGTTATATTTGTAAAATGATAAAAAAATTATTCCACTGCGCCGATTTACATTTCAGGACGTATAAAAGATTAGAAGAATCAGAAGAAGTATGTAAAAGATTCTTAAAAGATGTTTCAGATTACTTTGATGAAAACAAATTAAATTATGATGAGGGTAGAATTGTAATTGCTGGAGATATTGTACACCAAAAAATTACAATATCAAATGAATTATTTGCATTGATAACTTGGTTTTTCAATCAATGTAGTAAAATATGTCCTGTGGTTATTATCGCAGGTAATCACGATCTTTTAGAAAATAATAAAGATAGATTAGATAGTATTACACCGATAGTCAATGCGATTAATAATGATAAAGTTAGTTACTACAAAGATAGTTTATGTTATGAAGATGACAATATAGTTTGGTGTGTTTATTCTATTTTTGAGGAGAATAAGAAACCTAATATAAAAGAAAGTAGAGAAAAATTAGGTAACGATAAAAAATATATAGGATTATATCATGCACCCGTAACAGGTGCAATCACATCTATTGGTTTTGAGTTTGAGGATAGTACAGATTTATCCCAATTCGATGGATGTGATGCAGTTCTAATGGGTGATATACACCATAGACAAAATTTTAAATATAAAGGTATTAATATAGCCTATTGTGGTAGTTTAATACAACAAGATTTTGGTGAA